TACCGGAGAGCCCTCCTGCCTTCGCACCTTTCACCCGTTTCTCAGGGCTCGGTGCCCGTTTGTCTTTCACCTTCAACTGTGACTCCAGTTTAGCAACCTTAAATGCAAACTCGACGTAATCAGCTTCTTTAGCCAACTCTTCGAGCTTCTTCGGATTCTTACCCAACGCATACATCACAAGTGCGGAATCCTCCGCTCCCTGTACGATGATGCCCTGTTGGGCAACACTCAAAGTATTTGCGACCAGCTCCTCAGCGTCGTCAAAGTCCTTAAAACCGTGGAACTGCTTCTGAGTGGCATAGCGTGTCTGCTTTTCCTGCCACTGCTTCTGTTGCTCCTCCAGTTTCTTGGCTTTCTCAGCCTCATACTGGTCCACCTGACGTTTCCGGTCATAATAGGAAGCGAGCGCTTGCTCATACTTCTTATCATCATAGCCCACTGATTTCAGGGTCGGCTTCTCTCCCAGTTCTACCGGGGGTGCCTCCTGTTGGGCTGCTGTAGAACGCTGTTCAAGCTCCTTCTTCAGGCGCTTGTTCTCGCTCTCCAGCTTCCGATTGACCTTCCGAACCTTCTTGACCCACCCAGGGGCCTCTTCCGGCTCATCCTTGTCAGGTTCCTCGTCACCGATGACAACAACACGTTCCTCTTCTTCGTCCTCATCCGGTTCCTCGTCATCAGGGCTTTCCTCCTGATCCTCGTCTTCCGGTTCAGACTCCTCAGCCTCGTCGGATTCTTCCTCGACTTCCAGCTCCAGGTCGTCCTGTTCTTCTTCGACAACGACTTCTTCTTCGTCTCTAACTCCCATACTAACCCCACTTTGTCTCAAATGCAACTAAGCATTCGGTATTTTCATCTGGCTATTGCCAGGTTGTGCCATTCTCGGCTGATTAGACGCTGTTTGCAACATCTGCTGCTGCTGTAACTGTATCTCCTGAAGTTTTTCTCGTGCCTTCTGCTGCTGTTCTGCTTGCCGTTGGAGCAAGTTCTGAACAGCAACGAGATTCTGCCGGTCAACATCAGAATACGTTTCAGCGGTCTTCGCCTTGTTGAGATCCACCTTGGAAAGTATCTCAAGGATCTCGGACCGTGTTTTCTCTGCTTCTGCCTGTGCCTCCTGAGCATTCGCCATGGACTCCATCGCCATCGCTTCAAGAGCCTTGTCCTGAGCGCTCGGTTCCTGATTAGCCATCGCTTCCGCTTCTTCCGGAGTAGGCTCAAGTACACCCATGCCCACAAGCTGTTTCCGGAAGTAGTTCCGGGTCTCGGATATTCCGTCACCCTCCATATTGAGCATGGCCATGGCCTCAAGCACCTGTCTGGTCTGCGGGTCCTGGACCGTAGCAAGCATCCCCATGATGGTCTGAACCGTGGCCTCTCTCTGAGACGCGGAACTGGGTCCAACATCAACCGCGACATCAAATGACGCCTTGGTGAGGTCGTTCTTCACAATATCACCATCCGCTGCCATTCCCGGGGCCCCAAGCTGAACACTGCTCAGCTCCCCCATGGGGTCGAGAGTCTTCATCTTGCGGCCCTTCTCCACGTACACATCCTTGGCCATGGAAAGCCACACTTCACCAATACGCCTGACAGCCTTGGCAAAGTTCGACATATAGATGTACGCCTGACCATCGATCCGCTTCTGGATCATCTCATGAGCTTTTCCGGAAACATGGGACAGCATCTTGTCGGTCTCAGCAGATCCACCAAGCAGTTCCATGATGTCCACATCCGTGGTCTGCATGAGCGCCCCGAGCGCGGGAGGTATGGCCGGGGCTTGGGTGTAGGATACCGGCCCGGAGGGTGCCGGGTTCCCCGCCGCATCAGTGAGCGGATTCACCAACAGGTACGGATAGTTCTTGATATTGTCTTCTGCCCACTGTATCTCATGCCCTGCTACCTGTTCCGGTGTGAAGATCGGCTTCTGCACCGTGGACAGGGAGGAGATTTCAGCGAGCTTACTCGTGAGCATGTTCTTGAGGCGCTGTGCATCCTTGACCAATCTCACATGGCCCATGCACCGCTCCACGTTGTCCACGAACCACCGCTTTCCGTAGACCGGGATGATTGGGATATTGTTTCCCGCGATATATCCGCAGTCTTCAAGGATCTTGTCTCCGGAGAGAATGTATTTGTGGACCTTCCGTCGCTTTACCTTCTTCTCCCGAACCTTCTCAGATCCTATTGCTGCCAGCCGACGCTCCAGCTCCTCATCATCCTCGAAGTCCTGGTCCGTATATCGCTCCTCGGTCCCCGCAAGGGTCTGATACACATGAACCGTTTCCTTCTCATGCTCCACCTTGTAATACTCAGCGAAGTAGACCACATCCGGTGTGAACCAGTCATACTCCACATCGGATATCTCTTTGGGCACTGAGCGTGGCACCGATTCCCCCCACTCTTCCTCATAGTCTTCCGGAGTGGTGGAGTACATGACAAAGCAATACTTGGCATCGGCCTTGTCCTGTCGTTTGGCGTCGAGGTCAAAGAACACGGAGGCATCCGCGTCATAGATCGGCTCTATCCGGATACGCTGATTCTCGTTCTCATCATCCTCTTCATCTTCGTATTCCGTAGTCAGGCGCAACGCCCCGAACCCGCCACCGACTGCTTCCTCAAATGCGTTGTCATATGCTTCTTCCGCACCTGAGTCCTGCTCATCCGCACGGAACAGCCCATCACAGACATCAGCAAGATCATCATTCGGGTTCCCATCCTTGGAGATGAAGTCCACGCTAACCCGGTTGTTCCGATACTCATTGATTATCTTGATGACAGCCAGGTGGACCTTGTTGACCTCAAACTTGGGCTTGTTTTCAAACTGATCCCCAAGGGCCCCTTCCCACTGCGCCCCGGCAATGGAATAGAACCGGCGATCCTCAAGGGCCAGCTTCCGCTCTTCATACAGCGCGGACTGCACTCGGTCAAAATCTCGTATCGCCGCCTCGTGTATGCCCTGCGCCTTCTTTGAATCAGTTCTCATATCGCCCCTCCAGGACACTCACCAAATATCCACCGTCTTCAGGATAGACCATAAGACCCTGAAGTGGTTCACCTACCCCAAACATAATCGTACTGGCCAACTCCGCGCCCTCGGCAAGGTACGCCGACGCCCGATCTTCCGGATCAGGGTACAAGATCGTCATGGTCTTTTTCACCTTTCTCACCATACGCTGCACCAACCATGCCCTAATCCTCTCTACTATGTAAAGAAGCATATCACCACCTATTCAGAACGGGAATCCGTCTGGTTTTGAACTTGTTCATTCTCCGCTCCTTCTTGGCTTGGATGATTTGGAGATTTAAGAGATATCTTGTGCAATCGATGGAGTTGGATACGAGTAGCCCATTGGCGAAGTACTCGTGTTCTCCCTCAACCTCCAGATCGTACACGGCTTGGACACTTCCTGTCGCAGTATTTTCTATATGAGTATTTGTTGACGATAAACGTCTTCCCGCAGCTTTCACAAACTCTCTCAACATCGTCAACACCTGAGGCTTTTCTGTGGGCTGATTTACAGTTGTTTGAGCAGAACCTTGCATTGCCCTTCGCAGATAGTTCGTCCACCTCATAGGTCTTTCCGCAATGGTCGCATACTCGTTCGACCATTTCACGGTTCCCGAACACATCACGGCCATGTTGCCTGTGCCACTCAAGCCCCTCATCAGAACCGTGCCACTGCTTTGTGAGTGGGCGTATTCTGTCCAGGTTCTCCCGAACCTCGTCTTTATGCCCTTCGTGATACTCCAAAGAGTGCTCTCTAAGGTGTTCTGAACCATCGAGGCATTGGAGATTAGAAATGTCATTGTTGAGAGGGTTCCCATCCTTATGGTGTATGTGGTGCTTTGGAGGAATAGGCCCATGAACGTCTTCATAGATGGCCACGTGAAGGCTTTCATTTGTGCCAGTCTTAACCGTTCTCTTGAAGTATACTCTGTCGCTTCTTCTTTCGCTCTCTGGATAGCGGCGATACCTTTTGCCCTTAAATACTGCAACTTCCGATTTTCCGTCTCGATAAATCTGCATAACCCATCCTCGTAGAATACAGTGTCACGAGAAGTGAGGTGCTTGAACATCTTCTTCCCGTGCGCTGTAATTATCTCATGGGTATCGGTAAGTGTCAATGATTTTCCATTTAGAAGTTTCGTAGTAACCGTTGGAAGGTTTCCGTTCTGGAACACCTTTGTAACTCTCCGTGGGCCTTTACGAGTAATGACCATTTCTCTAGGCTGGATTTCATCAATCCTTCGGTGCCCCTCAGTGGTGCTTATAAGGGTCTCTCCAATGAAGCAGTGATTGTCTTTGTCAGGATATTTGCTGATTACATCCCCATAGCGATCTGTATTGAGGGCGTAGTTGATGAACTCCTTGGCAGCCAAGGGGCACCGTGCCGGATCAATGATGATCTCTTCCAGATCCTGCATGTACTTGATTCCATGCTCCACCGATCCCGGGGCTTTTTCCACAGGGACCACGTTCACTTTGTGTTCGTCGCGCAGCTCATCAATGCTTTTCGGCTCGGAGGAATCAGCCATGGTCACTTCCACCCGCTGCTCTTCACTGAGCTTGGCGGCAAACTGAGCGTTCTTTATGCCCACCCCGGATATCTCATCAAAGAGGTACAATCGCTTCTTCTTGGAGTCGAAGTGCCCCTCAAGGAAACAGAGGGGGTCAGCTGCATACCCGAAGTCAAGACCCTGTGACCTGTGGTCAAAATAACTTATCTCTTTATTGGTAATGGGACGGAGGGTCACATTGGTGAACACCTCAAGCCCGGTGCCTGTCTCCTGCCCCAGGTATTCATGGTTGTAGGCATCCTCATTGGTGTTCTTGAGGTGTTCTGCATTCTGAAGGAACGTATGGCCCAACCAATCCGCTGGAACTGACCGATAATCGGAGTAATGAACGATACGCCCGGGCTTGGCCACCTTCGATTCCGCATTGGCCCAAGACCGTGCCGACTTGGGTGGGTTGTAGGAGTAGAACGCAATCTGCTTCTTCGTGGTCCCACGGAACACGGGCTGTTGAATGTTCCGGATTTCCTCAAGGCCGTTGAACTGGTCAGTTTCTTCCCACCACCCAAACTTGAGATACCCCCGTGCCAGCTTGATCGACTTCAGCTTCTTTGGGTTATCCGCACCCTTGAACAGGATCACCTGTCCTGTCGGTTCGTATAGCAGCTTGAAGGGGGATACGTATGATTTCCACAGATGGTCCACACCGAGCTTGTTTATGGCCCACTGTAGCTGCCCAAATACAGAATCCCTTATTTCGTTTTCATACCGCCTGAACACAACAGCATTGGCATCGGGGTCTTTCATGATCCCCAGGATCAGCTCAAATGATATGAAAGAGCTTTTTGTGGAGCCCCGCCCTCCCCTGAGCCAGTACTCCGTGTTCTTGTCTTCCTTCACCTGTTTATGCAGTTCATAGAAGGATGGGGCAATGCAGTCGGAGAGGGGGACGTTCATTCTGCCAACTCCATATAGTAGGATATCAAATAAATGCTACGCATTATTTGATATCATCCACAATCTGGACCTTGACCTCACCCGAGTGGTCGTGGCGTTCAACGAACATTTGCTGGTACTTGGCCAACATTTCAGATGCCTTGAGGCGGTCGGCGGTCCGTGCCTCAATCTGACCATCCCGTACCCTCCTCCAAAAGTCCACATTGCCAAGCAACTCCTGCTCCTGGGGGCCAAGGAGATCCTTGACATATGCTTCAATGGCATCCTTGATCTTGGGAATCC